GTTGTGTTGAAGAAGGAAGCCATATCTGCGGATAAGCCCGCTAACTGAATAGCCATTTTAGCACCAGCCTCATTAGAGAGACCAATACCATCCGCCATAGCCATAAAGGTTCCAGTTAATTTTCTTGCGGCAATACCCGATAAGCCGAAGCGGCTAACCGCCATAGAGTTAAACTTCTCAACCTCGGTAATAGCATCACCAAATGCTACCTGAACTACATTCTGTCATTCTTGGAGGTCAGAAGCCGAATCCAATGCCGTCTTACCGAAACCAACAAGCCCTGCCATTAAAGCACCAAGAGACAAAGCCTTGAAGGCTTTATTCATTCCAGAAGATGCTCTATTAAAAGCCCCTGAAATGGCTCCTGATACTTTGCTCGCTTGGCTTTCTAATGAAGATAATTGGCTTTTTACTCTATTTATGCCTTTTTCTAATGCCGCTGTTTCGGCTTGGATAATAACTACTAATTTTTCAAGTGTTATAAGCCATCACCTCCTAATTTCTTACGCCTCTTGGCGTTATGTTGTTTCGCAAAAAACATTCATTGCTCCTTTTGAAGCATCATCGCTTTATAGTCTCTTTCCTTCTGCGCTTCGGAAGTTTCCTCCGTCTGCTGTTGCGGGAAGAGTTCTTCATAGGAAGGTATGGATTTTCCGTTTAATCGAAGGCTAACGAAATCCGCTATCATATGCGCTTGGTTATACATAATGATAGTTTGTTCTTTTGCCCTCGTCTCTTCTACTTCTTTATAGTTATTGAGAATTGCTGTAATCTCTTTTAAAGTCAAATTCCAATAGTCAAGGATATTTACACCTGCTCTAAGGGCAATTGGCAATAACTTCTCAAATAACTCTAATCACGTTTTAGGAAGGTCTTCCTTGGAACCTTCCTCTACGCGTTTTTTACTTCATCTGCTTCTGGAATTAGACCTGATACCTTAAAGATTTCCAAAAGTTCAGGAACTAAATCCATAATGTTATGTCCTTCATCTACAAAGTCATCATAAAGTTCGTATGTTTTATCCATAGACATTCCATGATTAAACTGAATCAAAGAAGCCTGTAAAATTGTAATAAGGACTTCAACACTTGGCACCTGTCCCTTCTGGGCTATCTCCATGAAAATGTTAAGAGGGTTTGTTCCAAGCTTCTTTTCCAATTCTACGCAAGCCTTTGCGCTTAAACGGCAATCATAATCCTTGCCTTTTACTGTAAACTTATGTGAAAGCATATTCTATTTCTCCTTTTCAAAAAAATAATGGGTAGGTAGATTTCTCCACCTACCCTAAATTTTAAATTAGTTACCAGCTGGGTCTTTTACAGTAATATCACTCTGTAAGTTGACTGTAGCTGTGAACTGTAAAGCGGCGTTAACGCCAGCACCAGTAATTGTTGTTGAAATCATTCCACTGAAAGAGAATTCAGTTCCATCAGGGAACTTAACCTTGCAATCATGAGCCGCGCCATCTTCTTCTGCCGCTCTTAATACACGGTAATTAGAAGTAGTAGCACTATTGTCATATAAGAATGTAAACTCAAGAGAACCATAGTCCTTGATACCATTGATATACATATAAGCGCCATCGGCTAATGTTGTAACATCAACTTGCTGTGCTTCCCCACCTAAGTCTGGGAATTCTTGCAGATTTTCTACCTTGGCATTATCAAGATAGAACTCAACATCTTTACTTAAAATACCAGCATGTGCTGTTGCCATAATTTTTTACCTCCATTTAGTATTGCTCTAAACCTAATCCACGGTATGTTAAAAGGTTTTGACCTATACCATCCAATCAAAGTTCATTGGTGCTGATACGCTCAAAACCAAGCCCGCGCATTAGATTATCAATTTCTTTGGAGTATTGGGCTAACTCTTTAACCCTCTTGCTCCAAACCTTTACTCGGAAAGTTATATCAGAATATCCTAAAGTATCTCCGTCCGCATGAACTGAATTGTTTCCCTCTTGGTAAGAGATACAAGGAACTTCTGTATCTTTCGTTAAAAATAATTCGTAATGAACTGGGAGACCAATAGTCTTCAACTCATTAACCAAAGTTGGTTTATAATCAATCATTAAATGGCCTCCTTAATCGCGTTAGCAAATAATTCTTTTATCTCTTTTTTGTTTTCTTCAAAAGCGTCAGTTAGGAAAGGTTGCGGTTGCTGTCCAGAAGTAGTATAGAATTGCTGTCTTGTCTCACTAAAGTAAGTCCAAGGCACATCTGAACGGCCATCACCATTAACGGCATAGATACCAGTTCCTTGATGCACATAAGGCGCATACTCAAGGTTAGTGCCTATGCGGCCTTCCTTGGCGTTGTATTCAGAAGTTATACTATCTCTTAAAATACCAGTGTCTCCTGTTGGAGCCTTTTCCTTGGCACTTCTCTCTACAAGGAGACATGCGTCTGCCATTACCTTTTCACTGTTCGCATTTTTCAATTTATCTAATTTAACATTTAGTCTATCAAGTCCAATTATTATATGAGCCATTGTGAAATCCTACTTAATTAGTAAGTAATTAAAAAGACTTGATTTAACCTTCCAAAAGGATTAACAAACTTAACTTTGTATTTTGTTTCACCGATTTGGATAATGTTCTTATCAGATACAACTGAATGAGTGAGGCCAGTGTATTCAACATCCTGATAACGCACATCTTCTGTATCGTGATGGTTATACAAGCCAAAAGTCAATTGAATAGGAACTGCATTCTCTAAATCAATTTCCTCTTGGCCGTATTCATCCATAACACCGAGAGAATACATCTGCGCTTGGCGCATCTCTCTATTGATTACCATAGGATTTTGAAACTCCCCATACCCTTTTGGGATTTTCTAATGAAATTGAGAGCACTTAAAATGCTATCAGGGTAATCAGAAGAATAATGGTAGGAAACACTGGAATAGTTTTCACTTTCTAAACCTTCTGTGCCTAACCTATTAAACTTAAATATAACCATTTCTATAATGACGCTACGAAGAGTTTGAATGTCAGAGCATCCTGTTTTGCTAACCGCATCATCAGTAGCCAGATTGATAAGTAGTTGAATTATCTCATCCTTGCCTTCTGCGGCTGGCCCTAATAATAATTTAATGTCTTCTAACATTCTTAATTACCTCCAACAGGAAAACTATTCGCCAAACTTGAATACTTTTGTTGCGTCTGTGATAGCGATGACCTTAACATTGCGGCCATAGATATCATTCTTACGAGTGTTAGCGTCTCTTTCCTGTTCTACTTCAACACCCTTCTTCATGAAGCATGTGATAGCATCCTTTGAAGCAAGATATGCTTTACCATCGGCAACTGCCTTTGAAACATAGATAGGAACACCTGCTAAATGACCAACATAGCCTCTGCGAACAAAGTCTTCAACATACTTAAGCTGGTCTTTGCAAGCCTTCTGGACAGATGCATAAGAATCTTTTGCCATGAGTAAGTAAAGACCTGTTGCATTTTCTTCTGGGAATTCAGCGATAGCATCAACAACACCATCAAAGTCAAGAGTTGCTAATGTGCCAGTTCCCTTTTCAAGTTCAGCAACTACTTTAGTAGTAACATCGTTTGTTAAAGCTTCACTCAAATGCTGGATTGCCTTATCAATAGCAACAGGGTCATTCATTTGCTGTTCATCATAGAATGGAACATGTCCCTGTGTAGTTGTTACTTCATATGGTTCCTCTGTGAATTCAGAACCAATAGAAGTAGTATTACCTGCGCCCATTGCTAAATCTTCAACTGCGCCAGTTCCCTTATAAGTTCTAATTTTCTTAACCATGCCAGGCTGTTCTGTTAATGAATAGTCCATAGTAATGAACTGGTTCATATTAAGAGCAGTAATTAACTGATTTTCAAGTTTGACTTCAAGAGCCTCGTTATCAAAAGTTTTGATATTGGCTGAATCATACTTACTTGCCATTTGTTTTTACCTCCAATTATTGATTTTTTAATTGGTCAAATAATTCTGGTTGGTTCGTTTTCAATTCCATTAGTTCGTCATAAGACATTTTTCTAAAATCTTCTTTAGTAATGGACTTATCCATTGGAAGACCTTTCTTTGGTGCGGAACCAGCCAATCTTTTATTGACCTCTTCTTTAACACTTTGCTTAAAGCATTTTTCCAAGAGAGAAATGTTAGACGCCATGTCTTCAGCACTTTCTGCTACTACGAACTCTACTAACTGCGGGGATAGGCCCTTTTCCGCAAGGATTTTAGAGGCTTCTGCCTTATTCTCTGCAAGCGCAAGTTCCTTCTCTTTTTCCGCAATAGCGGCTTCTCTCTGTGCGAGTTCATACTCATACTTCTGTTGCTCGTTCATGGTTGCGAGTTTCTGTGCTTCTTTTAACTTCTCTTGGTTTTTACGCTCCTGCTTCTTCAAAGCCGCACTAACTCTGCGGTCTGTTTCTGCCTGTAATAGAGCGTCAAGTTCAGACTGTGTGTAAGTCTTTTCTTCAGTTTCAGGAGTTTCTACTTCCTGACCCTGTGTTTCTTTATTTTCATCCATAATGTTTTCTCCTTTAAGTTCTATCTCTTGGATAGCCCTTTCAAATAAGTTCTACCTATTGGTAGCCCTTCATAATTTATAGAAAAGGCAAGTCCAGAATTAACTGAACTTGCCCTTCGTTAGTGTTATAACAAAATTTTTTATGAGTTGCTAACTGCGGTTGCGGTTAACTGTCCATTCGTATCTACAGTAATTTCATATACTTGGTTATTACTGTCTTTTAAGAATAATGAAGTTGGTGCATTAGTAGCGGTAATAGCATCTTGTTTATTTTGAGCCAATTCGTTTATTTGGCCTCCAATAGTAGTAGATACTAAATAATTTGTAGCAGGTTTTCATAAATAATCTCACGGGTCAATAGTTGATGTTGCATACGTTATAAACAACCATCCACTGGAATAAAAGTATTGACGCATTGAATTCAATGTTAAACCTGTTGTACTTCAAGTTGATTGTATGTATTTTCCATTATTTAATATATATGCACGTGGATTGGTTTTTTTATCATCTATCTCAAAATCAGATGGTGATATCACTATGGAATTATCGCTTGGTGCAATCCAATAACCTCTTCTTAATAATGAAATGGCTTCTTCTTTTGTAGAGACATTAGCCACATAGCTAAATGGTGTATTATTCTTTAATAACATATCTAATATAATATTCGCATCACTGTAAGTAGCACCTCCACCAGAAGGAGTAGTCCATTCAACGCCAGTTTCTCCACTATTTACAGTTAACACCTTGCCAGCATCACCAGAAGCAATAGTAGGTAATTCATCTGCGGGGATATCACTAACAAACGCAATATCATGCGCAATATCATCCGAACCGTTCAGTTGTAATCTGGTGTAAGTAGAATTAGGTTTTAATGATACCTCTAATGTCTCACCATTCTCATCATGACTAAATTTAATTTCATTAGAAACCATTGAGGCTGTTGTGCTATTCATTACATTCTCAACACCGATTCCACTACTGCTTACCCAACTATCTTCTGTCCACTCTTCAGTATCTTTATCTTCTGTATATACTGAAAGTCCACTTGGCACAAGTTCAATTTTAGGAACTGTAGAACTTCCATCATCTTCTACTAAAATGATATCATTAGCTAAACTAATTTCATTATTAGCATCAATATCAATACCATTACCAGCAGTATAAGTAGTATTTGTATCAGTTACAGTTGAACTAATAACGCCATTAGTAATGTTAATACCAGTTCCAGCGGTATAAGTAGCACCTCCACCAGAAGGAGTAGTCCACTCAACACCATCTTCAGTAGAATTAACTGCTAATACTTTACCTGCATCGCCAGTAGAATAAGATGGTAATGTAGACTTACCATTCCAATTACTAATATCAGTAGAAGTAATACCTGCGGCCGCACTTGCTTGGAAGATTGGGTCTGATTCAGACTGAATACCTCCACCACCTGAACCATCTCCAACTGCTTTTAACTGTCCGTTTTCATCTACAATAATTGTTGTATAATCAATCGGAATGAACTGTGTATTTAACTTTTGGATTTCTTGGGTTGTTTGATATTGGTATGCTCTAATCTGATATGTTGTAGTTCCATCACAAGGGCCTCCAAAATTCACTACTAATGGAGAACCTATTGTTCCCATGCTTTCATCATATGGAACTGAAGCAGACCAGCCATTTTCACCACTCCAAGTGATTTCATTACTCTGTCCATTGTAGGCTAAGCAGTATCCTGCAACATAACTACCATCTGTAGCACTTAAAACATCAATATATATTGCATCCCAATAGTTTGGTATAGATGGGGCATCAATTGATGTTGAAGTAGCGTTAGTGGTTGTGCTGAATATATCAACTTGATTATTCATATCATATGTGCCCATCCCAAAATGATTAGAAATAACGCTTAATGTATCGGTTTCGGTCCAACTCTGTGAATGTTTATCAACATAGTCTTTTGTTGCGTATGTATCTGGAATGAACTTATCCTGTAATTTAGTAACAGTTTCAGTTACGCCGCCAGTAACTACACCACCACTAACTCCTGTGGCATTACTGACTCCCTCTACCTTTACTTTAGTAATATCAACATATGGATTTCCAGCAGTTCCATTGAATGTAATTGTTACGCCAAACTCATCTTTAGTTGGACGCATCTGTGCACCCCAACCATCTGGGCTTGCACCACCATTAAATGCCTCCCATCTTTGTCCTGCAATCACTATTGGTTCGCCATTTTCTACATTGATAGTAAGAGGGTCCATATCAAAATAATGAGGCGCATTTTGTGGGTCAGGGTTTGGAATAGTTGTTTGAACTGTAACATCTCCAATTCCAGCAGTGAAATTATATGTTACTGTTTCACTCTCTGTTCTTGTGTAACTCATTCCAAAAGTATTCTTAATATAGTTAGCAGTATCAGTATCACTGTATCCTGAACCAGAACTACCTCCAGTAGCAGAAATAACATTGTTCTCAATAGTAATGTTTTCTCCAGCAGTTAGAGTATCTTGCTTTCTTGCCAAACCTGTTCCTAATGCGGTTGTTGTTGCATAGACTGATAGGTCTGGCTTATTAGTTAAATCATTGTAGTCTCCGCTAAAATCAGAACCGCCACTACCTGTTGCGGAGATTACATTGCCATCAATAGAAATACCATTCCCCGCTGTATATTGGATAGCGCCATCTCTACCATCCGCACCTGCTGGGCCTTGGTCTCCCTTTGGGCCTTTAATGTTTCCAATTAAGTATTTTGCCATTTACAAAGCCTCCTTAATTAAATATAAATTTCCTGTTTCAGGGTCATACTCATACTTTTGATTGGTTTCTATATAACAAACTCCTTCATCATCAACATCAAATGAAATGTCATCGGTTGAAGGACTAACAAAACTGAATGTTTCAGTTTCAGGGTTATATGTTCCAATGAATTGGAATAGGTTTACTTTTCCCTTAATTTCTTTCATTATCCAAGTCTCCTTCCAGAATAAGAACTCCAGAAGCAAAAGTAGATTTGTCCCCTTCCGCAGTAATAAGAGTTATATCGTATAAATAAGAACCAGTAGTCAAAGAAGAAGTGTCATCTGCGGCAAGTGCTATGTTCTCACCTGCGGCTACCTCTTTTCTGATTATTGGTGCTGAGTCTAAAACTGTTTTCTTTACGGCAAAGACCACCTTATCTTCTTCTGTGGCGGTATAGTCTTCAATGACAGGTCGGAACTGTGCCGTATTACCTCTTGTAAGGTAGATTTTGTTTTCATCTGTTCTAAACATTATTACCTCCGAATGGGTATTCCCCTGTGTAGTAAAGATTGCCATTTTCATCTACTATGATGATACCTTCTGTGAAGGTTGCTTCATCTTCAACTACATAAAGGTCTCCATTCTCTTCACATTCTAAAATGTATTTAGACATATCGCTTACCTCCCCTTTATTACTGGAAGTATTGTGCAACGGCAGTTTGGATGAAATGGAGGACAGTTATCTCCTTCATTCATTTCACTGAAGCGGATAACAGTTCCATTCATGTCATAACATTCATCATCACTCTGCGCCGATAGCACTTCATAGAACTCACAACCTGCTTCTTGATATCGGTCTGCCGCCGCTTGTATATAGACATGGGCTAATTCTGTGCGAACTAATGTATTGGCTACATTAAACTCTTTAT